TACTCGAGACGGCAGCCGGTACACTTGCCGCACGGTATGATAATTCTTTCATCCGTGTAGGGATTGACCCCTTTACTCAAAAGTGATTCCGGCGCCGTCTTCCAGTTTTCGTTCCGGAGGTCCCCGTATATATACACGGAACCGTCCTTCTTTCGCCATCCTATCATCGGAGAATAGCATGGCATTTTTGGTCCTCCATTTACACTCAGCTCCATTATAGCTTGTTGTAATGGAGCTGAGTGACAGAAATTCAGAATCTCATCGGCCCATAAAGCCGGCGAGAAGTTTCCCAAACTCGGCCTTCGACTGGTGTTGCTCGTGAATTGACAGCTTGATGATGTCTCCTAAGAGACCAAGTCCGTCTTTGACGATGCCCTTCGCGCTGGTCGCTTGTTTACCGCTTGCGGAGTATCCGCGTCCCTGGGAACCAGATGCCGAAAAACCTTGTCCGGTTGACCCAGAAGATGTGAATCCGGACCCCTGTGCACCTCCGCCCATAGACCCCGACGCCGCAAAGCCCCCTCCCATGGCCCCAGAGGGCGTAGAAGCCCCCTGATTGAGTGCGGCTAGTATAGGATTAAGGCCGGCGGCTTTGAGGTCCTTTACGGCCCTCTGATAGCTTGTATTGGACATCTCGGTTTGAAACTGTCTCTGGAGTTCAGCTTGTTGTGCCTCCCACTGCATGGCTTGTTGTGCTGATGCAGTTTGGAATTCTCTGTTTGCTTGCGCCTCAGCTGCCTGCCAGTTGCGGTTTATCTCAGCTTGCTGAGCATCCCAATTCATCGCCTTCTGATTCATGGCTTCCTGCCATTGGCGATTCAGGGCTGCTTCGTTGGCACTGAACTGCATGGCCTGTTGTGCGCTGCTCTGTTGGAATTGGCGATTGAGTGCAGCTTGCTGGGCATCCCAATTCATGGCCATTTGTGCGCTGGTCATCTCATTTAGGAATGCTTGTTGTGCAGCTTGCTGATTGCGTTGCCAATCCCGGTCAGCAATCTGTTGCTCATACTGTACATTCCAGTTATCCTTTGAGGGATAATTTGCACCTGTAGCAAATGCCCCTTTGAAAAAGTCCAGGAATCCCATTCTTGGTTTCCCCCTTAGTGATGGTCAATCAGTCCAGGGATACTGTAGATAGGCATAGGCCGAGTACATTTGCACTTGAACCAGAAGTCTGCAATGTACTGGTCCTCCAGGGTAGACTGTACAGCTAGTGTTCTGTCTACGTTTTTGTAGGTTTCCTGTATCCATTCTGCTGAAAGTACTGGTAGTACTTCATAGTAGTCTGCGTAGTGCCACGCGTCCAGAGAGCCCGTAGTAATGTTGCTTCGGAATGCCGAGCTTACCCGGCTCGGTTTATACCGATATTCCGCCCAGGCTTCTTGATAGCCGAAGGCTTCTTCGTTCATGCTTTTGACTGGTTGCAGATAGATTTCTTTGTTCAGGATAGCTTGTTCTCCGATATTCGCTAGAGCTGGCCAATAGAAATCAAATCGATTTCTCCGGTTCCAGATTTTTTCCAGTCCCTGCTGGTAGGTGTGTTCTGTTCGGACACACGCCAGCCCCAGCACGTAACCGTGTTCTACGAAAGAGTGCTTGAAATAGCTTCCCTGGTTGCCTGTAAGGGAATAGGCACCAGTGTTGCCTTGAGGTGTAGTTCCTTCTGCGGTTCCGGATGTCTGAATGACCTGGTCGATGTTAATCGGAATCCGTTCGCCGCCCAGGTATTCAGGACGCTGTAACCGGGCGTCTGGAGACGTTACTCCAAAATGAGATTTTATAATCTCAATGTATCTCGTACCGCCTCGTGCATCTCGTTCATACAGTTTTTGCAGCTGGAATGCCAGCCGCAGTTCGTTGATGGTTGCGCTTGTCGCTTCCTGCAAGTTGGTATAAAGGTTAGTTGGTATCAGCTTTCCATCTGATGGGCTTCCGCTGGGGACGGTTTCTATCAGCACTCCATTTCCTTTTCCGTTTCCTGTTGCATTGATTGCCATTTTCTGTTGTGCTGCTATTGGCGATTCGCTAATAAATCGCATTCCTGTATTTGCGCTCGTTACTCCTGCTATATCTTCCGTCATCGTGATGACAGGCGCTGTTTTTCCCAGCGGCAACAGTACATCCGGCCCCTTCTGAGGCTCAGGAAGTGCCCCTGTAAAGTAGTCGAAGTACTTGTTTACCGGCAGGAGATTGGCCCCTTTTAAAGCTGCTTGGTTCTCAAATGTGATTGAGTTCCCTTCTGGTATCAGGTGTCTGCCGATGGTCTGTGAATCACCTGTGTCGATGAGGACCGGGTCTTGTAGGTTCTGGTCCCGGAACCATTCATTCCATATCAGGCAGTATGCCCTGAAAGGCAGATGATTGACAGTGTATTCCGGATTGTTTTGTGAAGTACCAGGTCCTACCAGGGTAGGAATGCCCATATAGTCCGCCAGGGTTCCTTTTTCCCAGCCCGGCGCTTTTGTATCGTTGCCCGTCGGAGGAACCATCTGTGGAATGCTGTATTCCACAGTCTGTTCCCATTTGCTGGTTGTGTTTTCGCCGTTGAATTCCTTCCAGTGGTCCCAAACTAGACGGTTTGGGACGAAGAAGAAATAGATATCCAGGTTGGCGTTGTCCATGACAGGGAAGATAGGCGTACTTCCCCGTATAATGGCCGAGGTTTTCATTTCGAAGGTATCCCCAGGTAAAACCTCATCCACATAGATGGGCACTAATTTGCCTGCATTAAACGTCGTTTTGTGCCCACTGGAGCGGTCAAAGGTGGACCGCTGTATATCTACCTGTGGAGCTTGTGCAAAGCGACTATTACTGTTTCTGTTCATTCTTGACTTCCTCCTTTACTGTGGTTTCAGGTTCTTTCTTCAGTTTCTGCAATCCTTCCCCTGAAAGGATTTCCGCCATGAAAACGGTCGGGTCGTTTCCGAATTTTTCTTTGATGTCGATAGGCAGCGATGCGAATTTCGCCTGTACAGCCTGGATGCGCTTCTGCGCCTCGATGATGTTTCTCGGCATATCGCTGATGTCGGTATAGATGCCGCTTTCGTGTCCCAGTGCCGTCGGGTCTCCTTCTTCAAACCTCCGGATGATATTTTCGATTTTCGTTGGTTCCAGGCATTCCTGGATTTTCTCGTAGATGTTTTCTCGTCCGACTATTTTTAGGACCTTCGTCCCGGTTTCGGTGTCCACGTCAATGACGCATTTTTCAGCCCATTCGCTACCTGCAGGTGACGGTTTCCGTTCCGGCAGATTCAGCCGGCTGTAAAACTTTGGCGTGTTTGAGGTTGTTTTTCCCACGTGCTATTACCTCCTGTTTTGAGATTGTGAGTTCATTTTCTTCGGTGTCGATGTTCGCCATCCGGCAGAGGACCAGCGCTCTGGCGTCGAATTCTTTTGTTGCTTTTTGGAAGTTTTCTCTTGCGTCCTTGTCGTGCTGATGAATTGACATCATCAGCACCTGCTTCAGTTTGGTGTCGTAGATGCTGTACAGATAGCCTTTCAAAGTCTGATGCCTCCTCGCATAATTTTAGGCGTGATGTTGATTTGCTTCGTGGTCCCCGCGGTGCGCATAAACATTCTGTGGTCTCCTCGTTTTGCTTTACGTCTGTATGCCATTGTCATCACCTCCTTCCTGCTTGATATTATCATATTCCTTCGCGCTGACGTTTGCAAGCAGTCGGAAGGAAATCCACGCATTTTTTGTTTCTGTGGTCTTTTCCATCATGATAAGTTCGTCCAGGACTTTTGCCTGTTTGTTGGTCAGATTAAACATTGGTTTTGTCTCCTTTCCCATAGGCCATTTTGATTTTGTCAAAGTCTTCTAGTAGTTTGCACAGTGCTGTAAATATCTCGTAGTCTAGTTCTCGGAATGCCTTATCGGCTCGTGCCCTCGTGATGTTAATCATCATATCCCAGATTTCCATTGTACTGTTCCAACTCCTTATTTTGTTCTTCCCATTCTGCCTGTATTGCAAGTTTTTTCGCGTAGCTCTTGTCTTTTGTGATATGGATTTTCTCTCCCACTTTTATTGTGTATAGCGTTTCTAGTATTTTTTCATCCCATCCCTTTC